TGGAGTATTTACTGCCATCGTAGAAGATGGATTCAGGGCACTTCAACAACCACTTTATCTAACACCAACAGATGCAACATATGATCCAGTTGGTGGTGCGTTGACAATAACGGTTGCAGATCATGGTTTAACAACCACAGATAAAGTAAAACTTGCTAACAACTCCATTGTCTTTACATGCAACTCCGATGGAAATATAACACAAATCGGATATCCAGATAAGACAAGTCCAATCTACGATAAGTTTGTAGGCATTTCTCAGACAACATCCAATACCTTCACCATAGATGCTGGATCAATTCCAGCATTCGGTGCTGGTTATGTACATACTTTTGTTTCTGCTGCAACATCTGCAGTGAATTATGGTGGATCTGGAATTTCTACCAGATTCCCAGGAAATGATGGAACTGGATCAGATTTTGAAAATGATCCTTCATTCTCACCTGGAACTGATGGTCCTGTTCTCAAAGGTCCATATGTTAGAAACTGCACCAACTTCATTGAAAATAGCATAGGTATGAGAATCAATGGATTTGATGCAGATCCTGGTGATAAAGATGAATTAGGTGTACAGGGTTCGATGAGTGTTGACTCATTTACTCAATATAATCAAGGTGGCATTGGAGTATCTATCACTAATGGTGCTTATGCTCAGTTAGTGTCTATCTTTACGATTTGTTGTAACGAAGCAATTGTAACCCTAACTGGTGGTCAGTGTGACCTTACAAACTCCAACTCTTCGTTTGGTGAATTTGGTTTAGTTTCTAAGGGTGTAGGTGATGAAAAATCAAGTTCAAATTATAGGCAAACTGCAGAAGTTGTAACACCAGGTAATCCTGGAAGAACACTAACTCAAGGTAATTATGATATTGGTGATAGAAAAGTTACTTTAACTGGAGTTGGAACTCAAAGACCATATGATGGTCAAACATTATTCTTTGATGAACTTTACTTTTCTGTAGAAAAAGTTGTAGTTACTAACCCTGGTTCTGGATATGATGGTGCTGTTCCTGCAGTCGTATTTACAGAACCAACAGGACCAGATGGAATTACTGCACAGGGTATTCCAATCATTGAAGATGGTCAAGTTGTTGATTTCTTAGTTGCAAACTCTGGTACGCAGTATCAGGCACCACCAGCAATTTCTATTGGACCACCAAATCCTGGCGGAACTCAAGCAACTGCAGAAGTTGTGAGAATGCAGCCTTTATACTTTAAGGTTGCTTCTGCTACACTCCCTCATAATGGAATTTCTACTATTACAATGAGTACTGGACTAAATAATGATTTAGTAGGAGGTGAAGTTGCATACATCTCTCGTCAGAGTTTGCAAATCACTTCTTCTCACTCATTTGAATATGTTGGTGCAGGAAATACAATCCTTACCGCAAGACCTTCTGTTGGAGGTATCATCATCCAAGATAATGAAGTTGTACAAGAAGATGGTGGACTTGTAGTTTATACAAGTACGGATCAGGCAGGTAACTTCAGAATTGGTGATGGTATTCAAATTGACCAGGCAACTGGAACTATCTCGGGTCGAGTTTATATTAAATCATTGTTTAACAGCGTCACACCATTTATTCTAGCACTAGGAGGTTAAATCATGGCAGCAGTTGCAGTTAATAATTTTAGAACAGTAACTCATTCATTAACAACAGGAGCAGCAACAGAAATTTATACTGCTCCAACTGGATATACATCAGTTTTTCTTTTAATTCAAGTTACTAATACTGATTCACAAACACATCGTTTAAGTTTTTATCATAAGAGAGAAGCTACTGAAACTGCATTACTTGTCGATTATCCCGTTGCTTCAAAGGATAGTTTGGACTTACTTAATGGAAAATTGGTATTGCAAACTGGAGATAAAATAGCCATTTCTGGAACTCAAAATGGTGTTTTAAAACTTGTTGCGTCAGTTCTTGAAACATCCAACTTCTAATAAGGTAATAGTATTATGGCACGTAAAAGGTACTTATCTGGAAGAGAAACTGAATTATCCCTTGGAGTAAAGAATTATTCTGGGACTAATACTGTTCTTGAAGTAACCGAAGGTAGAGTTGGTTTTGGAACAACTCAAGCTGCATATACATTAACTGTTAATGGTGATATGCAACTTCATAATGCATTATATGACTATAAAAATGAACCAGGTATTCAAGGTCTATCATTAATTTCTACAGGATCTTCTGTTGTTTGGGGAACACCAGAGATTACTTTTGGTGGTATTACAGTACAAGAAGAGGGTGTTACCGTAGGTACTGCTGGTAGTGTACAAACATTAAACTTTGTTGGTCAAAGTATTGAAGCAACTGCGTTTCAAGGAATTGCAACTATTACGGTTGATCCATTTGATCCTGCTGGTGAAAATACATATGTTCAGTTTAATGATAATGGAAACTTTGCTGGTGCAGAAGGTTTAACCTATAGTAAAAATCTTCTAAGAGTTTCAATTGGAGCAACACAAATACAAACAGAAACTTTATATGTTCATGGTAACGTAGGTATTCAAAGTGAATTAAACGTAGAAAAGGTATTAGTTACAGATAAAACTCCAACTTTTGCAAATGAATTAGCATCAAAAGAATATGTTGATCTATTTGCAACTGCGGCACTTGTTGTTCAGCAAGCAGTAGCAGTTGGCAGTACAGAAGATCTTGGTGCAACATATTTTAATGGACCTATAGCTGGTATTGGTAATAGTTTTCTTGGTATTGGAGCATCTCTCGTTTCAACTACCAACGAAATATTAGTTATTGATGGGTATGAAGTTGAACCAGATGATAGAATTCTAGTTAAAGATCAAACTAATGAGTGGGAAAATGGATTTTATGTGGCAATTTCCACTGGATCTGCATCTACACCATGGATTCTTGAAAGATCTCAAGACTTTGATGAGCCAACAGAAATTATTGAAGGTGCATTTACGTTCGTAACTAATGGCATAGAGAATGGTGCAAATGGTTTCGTACTTATTGACATTGATCCTGCATTTGATTATGTTGGAACTGGATATGTTGGTTTATCTAGTATTTCATTTACTCAGTTCTCTGCTGCTGGTCAGGTAGAGGCAGGTGATGGTCTATACAAAGTGGGATCTGTTGTCAATGTTGGTACGGCAAATTCAGACAGAATTATTGTAAATCCTGATGATATTGATCTTGCACCAGTTGCAACTTCAGATACATTTGCAAACACTACAACCGAAAAATACTTTATTACTCAGGTTACTACTGATGGTTATGGAAGGGTATCTGGAATTACAAGTGACAAGCACCAATATGCTTCTTATATCGATCATGGTGTAGTAAGGGTTGATCCTTTAGCGTTTAGTATTACTGCAGTATCTGGTATTATTACTGCTGCAGATTACTTTAATGTGGCAAACATTAATATGCCATTGAGTAATGGATTAGGAATCATCACTGCAAGAGTGATTAAAGGTGCTAGTATTGATAGTAATGGAAGTATTGATCAAATGGTCAATGCTAATTTTAGTGGTATTGTTACAGCAAATCAATTTGTTGGAGATGGTTCGAATTTAACTAATATTTTAACTGGTGTTGGTCTTGCTACTGAGGGTGGTTATGTTGGCAGTGGTGCGTCAACACTAGACTTTAGAGGACCTGCTATGGGTCCCGTAACCATAGATGAAGCATCAGGCATTGGAACAATTTTTATTGAAGGTGGTAGAGATATTGATGAAATTGGTAGTGCAAACCAAGTTCTTTATAAGGATAATAATAATGTAGCAACTACATCTGCTAATTTACAATTTAATGGTACTAACCTAACTTGTGCAGGAACAGTTACTGCAAATTCTGATGAAAGACTCAAAGAAAATGTAAAAACAATATCTGATGCATTAGATAAGGTTAAAAAACTTCGTGGTGTAGAATATGACCATAAAAAAACAGGTGAACACTCAATTGGTGTAATTGCACAAGAAGTTGAAAAAGTTTTACCAGAACTTGTATTTGAGGATGCTCTTGGTGTCAAATCTGTGGGGTATGCAAATATTGTTGCAGTACTAATTGAAGCAATCAAAGAGCAGCAAGAACAGATTGAAGAACTTAAGAGGAAACTGAACTAAATAAAAATAGGTTCAATTCTGACATAATGGCAAAAACCTGCAAAACAGGATATTACTGGTGTTACACGGATAAAAAGTGTAAGAAAATACCTAGTGGATATCATGTCATGGGTAGTGGAAGACTCATGAAAGGTGAAAATCATGAAGATGAAAAGAAAAATAATGCAAATGGTGAATCTGAGTCTTCCAGTGAAAATGGTGGCGGGGTTAGTGAAGATTGGTCAAAAAAATATAAAGATTCCATAGATTGTGATAATCCAAAAGGATTTTCACAACGTGCTCATTGTCAAGGTAAAAAGAAAAAAGTTACTGAAGACCTTAGAAAATGGTTTGGTACTGGTGGTGAAGGTGGAGTCGGTGGTGGTGGATGGGACGAATACAACACTAAAGGTGAGAGAACTGGAAAATGTGCTCGTGGTGAAGATGATGATGGTAAAGGACCGAAGCCAAAATGTTTATCAAAAGAAAAAGCAGCAAAGATGTCAAAATCTGAAATTGCTTCTGCTGTAAGAAAAAAAAGAAAAGAAGACCCTGTAGCAGATCGTCCAGGTAAAGGAGGAAAACCCAAAATGGTTTCTAATAAAATTGATGAGGCAAAGAAAGAAAAAGATCATGAGAAATCAATGATCAGATCTCAACTTGCAACAATTAGAAAAGCAGCTAATGTTCTAGATAAGAACATGAAAGGTGAAGGTAATGTAGAAGCATGGGTTCAATCAAAGATTACTAAGGCAGCAGACTACATTGATACCGCAGCAGATTATATAAGTAGTGGTGAGCATGATATTGAAGAAGCAAAGAATCCTTGCTGGAAGGGATATAAGCAAGTCGGAATGAAAAAGAAGGGTGGGAAAGAAGTTCCAAATTGTGTTCCCGAATCTGTAATGCCAGTAGCAATTGATCCTAAGGAGCATAGAAAGCAACAACGTGCTGCTAAGATCAGAACTCTTGCCCAGAAAGGTGCTACTGAAGGTGAGAGAGCAGCAGCAGAAAAGAAAACCAAAGGTCCTAAGATGTTTGGTGAAGACCTTAAGTTAGTAGATAAGATTTTACTTGAAATTGAAGCAGAAGTTCTTAATGAAAAGAATGTTCCTACCAACCCTTCACTCTGGTCGAAGATGAAATCCAGAGCAAAAGCAAAGTTTGATGTATATCCATCTGCTTATGCTAATGGATGGGCTGCTAAAGAATATAAGAAAGCAGGTGGTGGGTGGAAATCTGTATCAGAACAATGTGAGGATGAGGATAATGAAGTTTGTCAATATTGTGGATGTGATCCCTGCGAATGTGAAGGTGTTTCAATTGAAGAAGCAGTAAGAATTCCAGCTACAACTGGTAACCTTATGCATGTAATGGTTTCATGGAAAGCAAAACTTTATAGTATGAAAGTTTTCTTCCCTCAAGCAAAGAGACCAACAAGAAAAGAAATTGAAGAAAAAATGCAGGGTGTTTATCCTGGATGCAAAGTTAGATATGCTGATGTAATTCCTTACAAACCAGGTGAGCAGTTCTTACAAGTAAATGAAGGTGCTGCTTGGACAAAGAAAGAGGGAAAGTCTGAGGCAGGCGGATTAAACGAAAAAGGCCGTAAGTCCTACGAACGTGAGAACCCTGGTTCTGATCTTAAAGCACCTTCTAAAAAAGTTGGCAATAAGAGAAGAGCATCATTCTGTGCAAGAATGAAAGGCATGAAGAAAAAACTCACTTCTGCCAAGACTGCTAACGATCCTGATAGCAGAATCAATAAGTCCCTTAGAGCTTGGAACTGCTGATATGAAATCATTCAAAAAATTTATGTCCGAGAGTGTCAATATCTCTGGGGACTTCAACGGAAATATATACATGAACTCTCAACCTGAAGTACCAAAACAGGTTGGAGAGAATTATGTTGCAGATATAACTTGGAAAAATAGCATATATAGACTTGAAATGGTAACAAAAAATGGAATTCCATCAAAGCATGAATTGACGGAAAAGTTACAAGGTCAATATCCTGGAGCACTAGTTCATAACATTTATCCAGCAGAAGAAAAAAACTTTAATATTAAAAACGTAAAAAGATATCACCCATCAAAGTTAGAATGGATTGACTAATTTATGGCTCAGTGGAATAAAAATAATCAGGACTATCTGAATCAGGAGAGAACTCTCTTTGAAGTTTTTATGTGTGCCGACAGATACGGCAATATTGGAAATTGTGGAGTAACTTCTGGACCTACCAGTGGTGGGTCTGATGCTTTTGGTAGAATGAGAGTATCTGATACTTTCACTCTTGCTGACTATTCTCACATTTATGGGGAAGAAGTAGAACTTCTCACAAAGACTGTTGGTGCAGCATCTACAACTGAGGTAAATCCCAATACAGCATCTATTGCCTTGATTGTTGGGACTGGTGCGACAGAT